CGCAGTTCAAATGGGCTGCAAAACGTACGGCTCAGGATACGGTCTACCGCGTGCTGCAACCCGCTATCCGGTTTACCAAAGAGGAGTGCTTAGACTTGCCCGACATGCTGTACACCACTCGGGATGTACCGCTGACCAAACAACAAAAACACTACTATGACGTAATCAAAAAGTCGATGATTGCACAGGCCGCAGGCGCGGAGATTACGGCGGTCAACGCCGCAGGGTTACTCAACAAGCTACTCCAAGTGAGCGCGGGGTGTGCGTACACAACAGACCGGGATGTCGTTGAGTTCGATGTCAGCAACCGGGTTAACGAACTCCTTGACGTAATCGACCAGACCGCGCACAAGGTCATTGTGTTTGTTCCCTTCAGGCACGCGCTGGAGATGCTGGAGCAGCAGTTAGCCAAGGCTAGTGTGTCGTTCCGGTCAATCCACGGCGGTACACCCGCTTCGCAACGCTCTGAGTCCATCAAGCAGTTTCAGACGGAGGACGATCCCAAAGTTATCCTACTGATTCCGCAAGCCGCTGCACATGGGATTACCCTTACCCGGGCAGACACCGTAGTGTGGTGGGGGCCTGTGCCATCCGCAGAACTGTACATCCAAGGCAACTCTCGCGCTCACCGTGCGGGGCAGACCAACAAAGTCACCGTCGTGCGACTGCAAGGGAGCCCGGTGGAAGCCCGCATATACGCCCTGCTCGACGGGAAGATCGACTTACATCAAGGGCTGGTAGACCTTTATAAACAAGAAATAGCTTGACTCTGGTAATTGACTGTGTATAATAAAGACTCCAACCAACTAAGGAAACAAACATGACTGAAAAAATAATCGACGCCGACAAGCTCGTCAGGGTTTACATCAAAATGCGCGACGCCAAAGCGCATATGGTGGCGGAACATGACGCTAAAGTGCTTGAGCTTGAAGAGAAGATGGCGCTTGTCGAACATGAGCTTTTGGATATTTGCAAGACAACCGGGCAAGACGGCGGCAAGACTGCCCACGGCTCATTCACGCGCACTGTAAAGACCCGCTACTGGACGACCGACTGGGACTCCATGTATCGTTTCATCAAAGACCATGATGCCGTTGAACTGCTGGAGCGCCGTGTAGCCCAACTCAACATGAAGACATTCCTGCAAGAGAACCCCGGGCTGCTGCCTGAAGGTCTTAACGTAGATTCCAAATATTCCATCACCGTAAGGAGAGCCACGAAGTAAACCCCGCCCCGTCCCGTACCCTCATCCCATCTAACCGTTAGAAACTTACCCACTTATATGTCCGAACTCACACTTTTTAAATCTGGTGCTACGCTCCCCGACTACCTGCGCTCGGAGCCTGATGAAATGACCAAACGCCTTGCTGGCGGCTCCGCTGGCAAGTCTATCTCTACGGAAGGCGGCGTGTTCCGCATGATCGTAGGCGGCGACGAAATTGCCAAGAACGAAGACCGCGCCATGAACATGGTGTTTGTCAACGCTGCGGCTGATGTGGCCCGTGCTTACTACGAAGGCCAATACGTGAAGGGCGAAGCCTCTAGCCCTCTCTGCGCTTCTGGCAACGGCAAGGTTCCAGACCCAGCCAGTGTGGCCCCGCAAAGCGCGTCGTGTGCTACCTGCCCCCAGAACATCGCTGGGTCCGGTCAAGTTGGCGAATCCCGGGCGTGCCGCTTCAACCAGCGGTTTGCTGTGGTGTTGGAGAACGACCTCAGCGGTAACGTGTACCGGTTGCAGTTACCGGCTACATCGCTCTTTGGCAAAGCCGAAGGGGACAAGATGCCCATGCAAGCCTATGCGCGTTTTCTGTCGGGCCACGGTGTCCCGCTGTCCGGTATCGTTACTGAAGCCCGGTTCGATACGTCGGCCTCTGTGGCAGTCTTGAAGTTCCGTGCAGTGCGCCCGTTGACTCGTGATGAGCTTGCTGCCGCACGGGCGCAGGGTGCGTCGGATGACGCGACGCAAGCCATCGAGTTCAAGCTGGCCCCTCCGAAAGAGCAGTCAGTCCCCGCACTCCCCGCTGCATTCGCAAAGCCCGTCGCAGAGGAAGCTCCCGCCGAAGCTGCTCCGCCGATCAAGCGTACCGCCAAGAAGCCTGACCCTGTAGTGGCCCCAACCAAGGATGTTGCCGCAGTGTTAGACGAGTGGGGCTCAGACGATGAGTGATGCACGGGGCTATTCATACGCCCTAGTGAAAGCCATCGAGGCCGCAGACCCTAAGTTGTTGGGGGTGCGGCTAGGCCGAGTATGCGTTGCAAAGGGTGTACCTGTATCTACAGTTGCCACTCGGTGTAACGTGACGCGGCAAACCGTGTATTGGTGGTTCACTGGGGTCTTTAAGCCGAAGCCCAGCTTTACCGACATGCTCACAGAAATACTCGAAGAGTACGAGAAAGACCGGGTATAGTCTCGGTCCGGGGCTTGGGGGAATTGATCCCTCCCCGACAAAGCGGAACACGGGCCGCTGCCCCACCTTATTCCCCGTAATTTCCGCCCGTGAGGACTCGTGAATTACTCCTTCTATACAGCCGTCCTTCCTCCAAACGGTCCCTATTGCGCGGTTGGTATCTCCCCCGGCAAGATAGTTCCAAGTTTCCACACTACCCTTGCGGACCTTATCGCCCACGGCGATATCCTATACCAGCAAGGACTCGATGCGTACTTTGCAGTAGCAAGCTACGTTGACCCGGCGCTAGGCCGTAAGGCTGAGAACGCTAAAGAATTTAAGTCCTTCTTTGTGGACATTGACTGCGGTGCGGGTAAACCCTACGCAGACCAAGCGGCAGGTGCTGCTGCCTTACGTGTGTTCCTGCAAGCTACCAAGCTACCAGAGCCGTTCGTTGTCAACTCAGGGCGCGGGTTACACGCATACTGGCCGTTCCACGAGGTGCTGAATCTCACAACATGGCGACCACTGGCCCGCAGGTTCAAGCAGCTTTGCGGAGAACACCGCCTTCAGATTGACCCGTCGGTAACCGCTGATGCGGCTCGTATCCTGCGCATGGTGGACACGGGTAACTTTAAGCAAGACCCGCCCTTGCCCGTGCAGGTAATGACGGATGGCGTTGTGTCTGACCTTGCGGTTCTTATTAGCCTGCTGCCTGTCTCGATGGAGATGGACTTTAGCGTAGCCCGCGAGTACGGCACAGACGACATGACCCGGGCGCTGGCGGGGGGCGACTTCCCACCCACGGAGTTCTCCCGTATCGTCCGCAAGAGTCTCAAGGGTAAGGGGTGTGCGCAGATCGCCAACGCCGTGCAGAACGCGGCTACCTTGGAAGAGCCCTTGTGGCGGGCTGCTCTGTCTATTGCATGGCGCTGTACCGACGCCGAGACTTCCATCCACACGTTGTCACGGGCGCACCCTGACTACACTTTTGAGAACACGTTGCAGAAGGCTGAAGCAACAGCCGGTCCGTTCACTTGCGATTGGTACAGAGCCAATTACAGCGCTCTTTGCACAGGCTGTACCCAACGTTGCACTAGCCCTATTGCTATCGGGCGCAAGATGGAGGAGGCGCAGATCGTCGGGGATGCGTACGTAGTTGAGCAGCAACTAGAGGCCGACAACTCAGTGGCTGCGGTTCCCCAGACCGTGCAGGTATCTATCCCGGCTTACCCGTTTCCGTATTTTCGTGGCATCCACGGCGGGGTGTACCTCAAAGCGAAAGACGCGGATGGCGACCCCATTGAGCTTGAAATCTACAAGCACGACCTGTACTTGACATCGCGGTTCTACGACGTTAACGAGCAGGGGGAAGGTGACGGCGAGATGGTTGGGGTTAACTTGCACACTCCGCACGACGGCATTCGGCGCATCGTGGCCCCCGTAGCTACGTTGCTCACAAAAGAAAAGATGCGGGACTCGCTCCTGCGGCACGGCGTAATCGCAATCAACAAAGACTTGGACCTCATCATGGCGTACTTCGCATCTTCTATCCGTAACTTGCAAAAAATGTTTGCCTCTGACCGCACGCGCAGTCAGATGGGCTGGACCCCAGACAACTCGGGGTTTGTTGTTGGCGAGCTTGAGTACACAGCGCACGGTGCGCGGCTCGCCCCGGCCTCAAGCAGCACGAAGCTCATGGCCCCCATGATGGTGCCGAAAGGCAACCTGACCGAATGGTCGAAGATGGTCAACTTTTATGACCGTGCTGGGATGGAAGCCCACGCGCTCGCCGTGTTCTTTGGCTTCGGGGCTCCGCTCCTGCGGTTGATTGGGGGCGTGGAAGTACGTGGTGCAGCAATAAACCTGATGTCCAACAAGTCAGGCACAGGGAAGACTACCGCACAGATGGTGGTGAACTCGATCTTCGGGCACCCTAGCGAATTGCTTATGAAGAAGTCTGACACCACCATGTCCAAGGTACAGTGGATGGGGATGCTCAACAGCATAGCGGCGACGATGGATGAGGTAACAAATCTGGATGACGATGAGTTGTCCGAGATGATTTATGACATCCCGCAAGGGCGGGGCAAGCACCGTATGGAAGCCAGCAGTAACAAGCTGCGGGCAAACGTAGTGTCATGGGCTACCTTTGTAATCATGTCTAGCAACTCATCGCTGTACGACAAACTGCGCCGACTTAAGAGTACATCCGACGGGGAGCTACGCCGCCTCATTGAGCTACGCATCACCCGCCCGGTGGAGGTTACGAAGCAGGAATCTGATGCGGTGTTTGGCGCTCTTGCTAGTAACTACGGTGTTGCAGGCCCGGTGTTCATGCAGTACGTACTAAAGAACCTGCCCGAAGTGGAAGCCTTGGCGAGGAAGATTCAACGAAAGCTAGACCGTGATTTAGCTTTGGATCAGTCAGACCGGTTCTACTCTATCGTGCTGGCCTGTGCCTTTGCAGCAGGCACCATTGCGGCTCGGCTTGGCCTGCATAGCATTAACGTGCAGCGGGTCTATCAGTACGCACTAGGCACCATTGGGGACATCCGCCGCAACGTGGTGCAACCTGCGGCAGACACAGAGCTTGCTGCACAGGAAACCCTGACTACGTACATCAACGAGAACATGAACAACGCGCTGGTCATCAACGGCCTCAAGCTCAATGGGATTCCACATGCTCCGATCAAGATGCCCCACGGCCCGCTTCGTATTCGGTACGAGCCTGATACCCGGGAGCTATGGATACCAGCGTCGGCGCTGCGCGATGTCTTTGTGTCTCGGCAAGTGGACTTCCAACTGGCGATCAAGGAGCTTACCAGCAGGAGTATTTTGAAGCACAACGGGGCAGCGGTGACGAAGCGGATTGGGGCTGGTGCGGTAGGCAGCTTTGAGTCTATGGGGGTCCGCTGTTACTGCATCGACGGTGCCGTAGTAGGCGTAGATAACGACGCATTCACAGCCAATGGCACGCCGAGTACCTGACGAGATACGGCACCTCAACATCTACGGAGTGCCATACTTTATTCAGTGGGAGCGCCTTATGCCGGGGCACTCGTTCTTCCTCAAAACCACCGCAAGCGCCACCGAGGTAGCCAAGCGTTTGCGCAAAGCCGAGAAGTATTTTCTCATGACGCTACGCGCCCACAACCGTTGTGAATTTGGGTTCTACGGTGTGCGGGTTTGGCGCATAGCTTAGATTGGGACAAGGTAGGGTTTGGACTTAGCGTACTCCGTTTTGGCTTCTCGCAGCCACTTTACCATCTCAGTTTCGTACTGCTTGATTTCTTTCAAAGCGGCTTCCCGTTCCTCAGTAGGCATCTCTTTAGCCCCGTCTGGGCTGTTTAAGAACGTGCGGTACGCCCGGGTGCGTTCAAGCTGCTCCAGCGTCGAGTTGATAGCGGACTCAAACACTAGCTCGTCCCGATGAGTTTCCGCGTATTTCTCCGCCCGATCCATATCGGTTTTTGCAAGCTGGTTAAGCGTGTTGTTTGCCTTGCCCAGCTTCTCGCGCTCTTCGTAGAACTCCGTCATCAAGCGCGTGCCCACCGGGTCGTACAGGTAGGTACTTAGCAGCGCCCATTTATGCAGGGGGCGGTCTACTCGTGTGGGGTTTAGCAAACTGTCAGTCATAGCCGTCAGCAACGCTGCCGTTGATCCAAAGTACCCACGCAACGCGTTGTCAATCATGATGGGGGAGATTTCGACTTTTATCTCGTCGCGGCTGAAGTTTGCAATGGCTTTGGCAAGCTCCGAAGTCTGATCCGTAACCCGCATACTGCGGTCCATCATTTGCTGGTGAAAGCCTTCTAACGGACGTCCCGTAAGAAACGACTTATTAGCCCACGCTTCCAGAACAGGTTTGATTGCTTGTGGCACTGGCACGGCACGGCCCAGATACTGCTCGAACATGTAAGTCAGGGTAGTCCGCACCGCCTCGAACGCTTCCTGCTCCTCTGGGGTGCCTTGCCGACGCATGTACTCAACAACACGCTCCGGAATTACCTTGAAGATGGCACCCAACTCGCCCGGAACCGGGAGCTTGTACCCACCCGGCAAAATCCAGTTGCTGTCCCGAGTTCGCAAGTCCATATTCTTATAGTCTTCATCCTCGTCATCTTTGCCAAGCGCATAGAGCGAACTTAGCATTGTCACAATAGCCGCACGCCCCCAGAACATTTGGCGAGCCTGTGCGCGGCCCACGGAAGAACTAGAGTCCTTGCCAGAAGCAGCCCGGTACAGCACATCCATACCTTGAATGTACGCGTTAAAGAACGGGATGGTGGTAACCATCGCCCCGACAAACTCACTGGCTCCGCGCCTGCGGAAGTTGATGAACTCTCGTGCCCGGGTTTGCGCCAACAGCTTGTCGCCGCCCTCTTTCAAGGTCTGGTCATAGATGGCCTTGCGTACCGCCAAGTCAGACGCCCGGGTAACCCCGTCAAGCCGATGCAAGAGCGTTTCAAACTTACCGCGCTTAACGATTCCCATATCCTTCAGCAGCGACATAGCGGGCTTACCCGATTGAAAGTCATACTCGCCTGTGAGCCCAAGCGCACCAAACTCTCGCACCGTGGGGTGCTGGATACCGCGTAGCTCTGCAAGGGCCAGCTTGGGGAAGTTAGTCAACGTCATGCGTAGCAACGCCCCGGGGTTCCGCACACCGGAGGTCATGATAGCCCGCTGAACGTCGTCGGTTACCTGCTTCAGTGCAAACGGCGGAAGTGCGGTGATAGTTTTGCGAAGCACGTTTGAGAACGCGCCCATTTGCAGCAGCCAACCAGCTTTGGGTGGGTTCAAGTCTTTGAACGCCATCACATCGTATTTGGACGGCAGGCTCCAGTAGTTCATAACCCCATCGACGTACATCCCAACCACGTTGGGTTCGTTTTGAGTGGATAGCCCAAGGGCTTTAGCCGCAGTAACCTTCTCCAGACTACGGAGGGTCTGCACCGTGCCATCGGTCTTGATTACCTGCCCAACCATCCAGCCCATCGTGTCAATGTAGCTGTTGAACACGTTGCCGACGGCAAGGCGTGTGGTGCCTTTGAGTTCTGGCAGTTTGCCCACCTGTGCCAGCCCCTTGCCGCTGACGCGCTTGATCTTGCTGAACTTCTCTAGTGACTCCGGGCTCAGGCGGTCAAACGGCACGTAGCCAATTACGTCTTTCCAATCTTTACCTTGATCGGGAGTAAGTCGCCCCACGGTAACCAAGTGATCTACCAAGGCATTGCGCGACTCGTCCATCAGCTTGTTCATTTCTTTGAGCGCCGGGTCTGCACGGTAGTCCGCCAGCAATGCGTTGATCTGCTGGTCTATGGAGAGCGGCGAGGACTCGTCAATCTTGTGCAACGTGAACGAGGCACCCTGCGTATTGTTAGCAGTCCGCAGACCGTCAAGACGCACAGCTTCCAAGATACGACTGGCTTTCTGGGTAGCTTCCTCACGAGTCCACCCGTTTGACTTGCCCCAATCGTCGATTAGCTTGTACACCTCCGCAGGGGGCCGCACGCCCTTTACCTTGGACACTTCCCACAGCCCCGTAGCTGGGTTCTTCATGAGTGAGCCTTGCTGAAAGAACTCCAGCAGCATCTTGGTGTAGTCCTGTGCTTGCCGGTACAGGCCCATTGGGTTGAGGTTTCCCAGTGCATCTTTTACCGCACCGTCGAACTGCGCGGTCAACCTAGACTCAATCGTTGCGCCAATGTCAGCTAATTGCGTGCGGACCTTTGTGACGTAGCTAACCCCCGGGTCGGCCTTGGCAATATTTATCATGCGCTTGAGCGCACCTACTTCCACCGGGTCTACGGCACCAGAACCTGCAATAAGCGCTTCGGATGTGGGGGATAGCGAGAACTGCCTTCCGGTTACCTTCATCGCATCTTTAAGGTCAGCTTCGGTCAAGGAAGTTAGCTCCCCGCCGATACGCAGAATCTCGCTAAGGGCAGTGTCCGCCTTGGGGGTTAAGCCCAGCATATCGCGGACTAGGGTAACAAACTTGTCCCATGCGTTTGTGCCTTTGTACGGCACAGTTTCCATGTAGGCTTGCGTGTCCCGGTCAGTGAGCGTCCATGCAAGAACTTCATCGACATTGCGCCGGTAATTTGTAAGGAGCGTTTGCTCAATCTTAGAAAGCGTTTTCCCCGCAGCTTGTTTGGCTTCAATATGCGCAGTCACTGCGTTGCCCACATCGTATAGTGCAGTAACCGCTTTGCTAACTCTGGTCCCCTGCGCCCGTTGCAAGTTTCCAACTCGCGTTGCGCCAACGGTTGCTGCATGAATTAGCTCATGCAGAATCGTAGTGTCCGACGTACCCGACTGCGCTCCGTTGTCAGGATGGTTCAGCATGATGCTGACAGTAGAGGCTTTTGCCCCCACGCGGTTATACGAATAGTGGGTTGCCCCCCGTGCGCCGCTTGTCATGCGGTTGCCCGGGTCCGTAACGGTGATGTTTCCAATTTGCAGACCGACGTTCTTGAGTATCTGCAAGGTATCGGCAACGCGTTGCGCAATCAAACGGAAGTCTGGGCTGGTAAAGTTTGCAGCCCCCCACTGGGCTACTTCTAGCAAGTTTCTGCCGTTGATTGCATCAACAGTTTCTAGCTCCGTGCGTGGGCCGGTAGGCTTGGCGGCTTCCGCAGGCTTAACGGTTTTTGGAGCGCGTGGCTTCTTAGGCTCGGTTGGCTTTGCAGCTTCCTGTGCTGGGGGTGTGGTGCTGATCGTGGACGGTGCGGCAGGTTTAGCGGGCTTTTGTGCCACGGCGGCAGCGGCTTTAGTTTCCTCGCTAGTAGGCGCTAACTGGGCTCCAATAGACGGACCAGATACAGCAAAGGGGCTTGCAGGTTTAGCAGGCGTTGCTGGCGGCGGTGCTTCGTCCTCAACAATATTAGTAGCCCCGGGCTTAACGAGTTGCCCAAACATACCCCCGGCTGGGGCTGGCGGAGTAGCTGCGGGTTTAGCGGGCTTGGGTGGTTTTGCTACTACCGGGGCAGCGGGCGCTATCGTTCGACCAAGAACACCAGCAGCAAGCCGAAGATTACCCGCTTTATCCTCTGCGGTTTCGTTTAACTTGGGGTCTTGGAGCGCAGCCAACGCGGTAACTGCCGCACGTTTCTTAGCAAGCGCAGTGCCTGCGGTATTAACCAAGGCTTGTAATTCGGAAACCGCAGTCTCGGCTGTCAGTGCTGGGGCTGGCTGTCCCGCAGGTTCAACTCCCGGTGCAGCAGGTTGTTTAGGAGGAACCAGTCCACGGCTGACAGGTGGTGTAACTCCTCTGGGGGTTCCGGTGGCTCCGGGTGCAACTGTGTCGGCTCCGGTAGGTTGTACAGGAACTCCCACGCTTGGCTCACTTCCTCGGGGCTCAGATCGTGGCTGAACCGGAGGAACGGCGGGAGTTGGGGCGGACGATGGGACACTTGGGGCCTCCTTGGGCGTAGCTTGGGCAATGATCTCTCTAACCGCTTTGGCAACGCCGGGTACACGAGTCAGGATGGTAGGGTCAGCCTCAACCATAGCCCGCACTTCATCAGGCGTCTTACCTTCTACGTTGTCAACTAACCACTGGCGGTTAACCTTTGACATAGTGCCAAACTGCTTTACTTCCGTTGCCGTAATTGCGCCGGGTTTAGCCGGGGCGGGTGGTGCCGGGGGTGGTGCCGGGGGTGGTGCCGGGGGTGGTGCCGGGGGTGGGGTCGGGGCGGCTGCTGGCGGCGCGGTTGTTGGCTGGCCCGCTGGGCTGCGTCGTAACGGTAGGCGTTGCTGCCCCGCAGCCTCAAGCTCTGATGTAGTGGGTGCTAGGCCCGCATCCCGCATAACCTCGCTGGTCGCAGGCAATTCAGCCCCAATAACGTCCGCAAGACCTTCAGGTTGTGCCGCCTTCGGCAGTACGGGGTTCCCAAAAAGATCAGTCTCGGGCGGCAAGGGGCCTTCAGGGATTGCACCACGTATCTCCATCTGGGTAGGGGTTTCCCCTGCAAGCCCGGGGAACTTCTCGGCCCCCTCTTTGTCCGCTGTTACCGCTGCACGTTGACCCTCAACCTCCGCAACCCCCCGCCGTTGCAACTCAGCCCGAATGGCTTTAAGCTGGCCCATCTCCTCTGGGGTCGCATCTTTGGTATCAGCCAGCGCCGAGATACGAGCAACTTCTTTGGCAAGCTCTGGGTACGGGCGCTCCGCAAGCGGCGTCGGAGGTACGGGGATCGGTTCTTGAGCCGGGGGCTCTTGCACGGGAGGCTGGGTTGTAGTGGCTGCGCCCTTTGCGCGTCGGCCCAGTGCCATATCGGTAAGCCCTTGGATTAACGCACCAGTAGCGCCACCGTAGGCCGCAGCTTCGCCAGTACCCTCAATGATGGCCTGCTCGGGTTTGTAGATACCTTTGGCAATCAGGTTCTGGGCGGCTTGTGCGGCGGCCTCCTGCGCTGCCTCTGCACCCCCTGTTGCAAAAGCGCGACGGATTTGGCTAGTAATCCCGTCAGTTAGGGGTTTGCCAAGGTTCTTGATGAACGAGAACACGGGTAGCATTTCAGTAGCGCCAACCACGGCACCAAACGCTGTTGCAGTCCCGCGATCCCCAGTCTCTGCCTTGCCCTCTTCCGCACGAACCCGAGCTTCCCCGGCCCCAGCGCCAACACCCAGCGCAGTTGCGCCAACCCTACCCGCTATGCCTAGCGGCCCCGCAACAAAGAACGGTCCGGTTGAGCCAACGGCTTCGCCTAGTTTGCGCGGAATTCCCTCTTCGTACCCCGGAGCCGCAGTGAACGGCGATTTAGCCGCAGTGGCAACACTCTTAATTTTTTCCCGGGCGGATTTCTCCATGTCCTCTGGCAGCAGCGCAGAGGCACCGGTAGCGGCACTCTCCAGCAAACCTACCGCCCCCGCCGGGATACCTTTTAGAAACTCTTTGGCCTGCCCGAAGGCGGTGGTGGGCGGGGGTTTTGGGGCAAACTCTGGGAATTGCCGCTGAATTATCCCCGCTGCTTTGTCTTGTGGTACTTCGTCAGGGAACTCGACTGTTCGCCCATCGGGCAAAGCAACGGTATACGGCATAACTTACCTCATTCGATTTTCCCCGTTTTGGGGTTGTATTTCAACGCCGGGGCTGGGGCTGCGCCGGGGCTAGGGGGCATTGTACTTCCACCACCTTCCAGTGTTGCAATAGATCGACGTAGCGTATCTAGCTGTGGGCGTAGTTCCGCAATACGCGCTTGGTTGGCGGCAAGAAACGGATTTTTAGAAAGCTCCAAAATTTCTTTTTGAACATTATCCATTTGGGCTCTTGCAGCCGTAAGGGCTAGTTTAGCGTCGTTACTATCAAGACGCCCTTCCGCTGAAAACCGTTGAGCCGCAGCTTGAATTTTTGCAACGTTGATTGATGCTGCGTCTCGCGCTGCGCCTATCCTTTCTTGCGAAGCATTTTGTGCTGCGGCTGTTTCCGCTGTTAACTCGTTCCCCCTTGCAGAGCCTAGGGTTGTCAGCCGATTTCGTGCGTTCTCTGCTTGGGTTGTTTGAGAGTTTTTCAGGTCGTCAAGAAGCGCTGTTTGGGTCGTTGTAGCTTCGCCTCGACGCATGGCATCAACGGCATTATTTACTTCATTTTGGTATTTAGCTTGGGCCGCATCGGCAGCACGTTCCCCTTGCATTGCGCCAAGGTATCCAGCACCCATACTACCAATACCACCTCGACCACCAGCACCAAGGACCGCCATTAGCCGTTCGTATGGGCGATCTTCTTGGCTCTTGGTGTATTGCTCTTGCTGCTGTTTCAGTCGTGCAAGCTGAGCTAATCCCGCAGGCTCATTCAATAGGGCAGGTGTTGCAGCTTCGCGGTCTGCTTTTGCATCGGCTATTGTTCTATCCGGGCGAACTTTAAGCGCCTCAAGCAGCGCTGTTTGAAGTCCAGACGGCGGAGCAACTGATGACAAGCCCGGTGCCGCAGCAGGAAGAGGTGTTGCAGTCGCGTTTGATGTAACCGCAGGGGTCTGCGCCGGGGGGCGAGGGCGTGGGGCGGCAGGAACAGGCCGAGGTGCAACAACAGGTTCAGGCGAAGCAATATTAGCCAAACCATAACGTGGATCATTTTGCATGTTAGGCCGTGATGGAAACTCCATGCTATCCACTTTATCTACTTGCGCCATATTTTTGGCGCGTTCTGCCTCTAATGCAGCGCGACGTTTAGCTAAGACCTGATCTTCTGTTGCTGGGGCCATCTGCGACTGATAAGACGCTTGCCGAGCCAACGCAACTCTACGAGCAAAATCTTCTCCAGATTCATTGGGCCGCTTAACCATATCCTGCCAACGTTCAGATGCAGGTACAGCACCTTCTGGTTCAGCAAACCCAATGATCCCACCTTCCCGGTAGTCAAACATGCGGGAATCTACAGGCAACCTAGCTAGTCCACCGTGCGCCATCATTGGCGGTTCTGGTTGTGGTTGAGGCTCAGGCTGGGGAACTCCCTCTGGGGCAGGTTGTGGTGCCTGTGCCATCTGTTGCGCCATCTGCTGTTGAGCTTGTTGCGTTTTAGCTTGCAAAGCCATAAGCCCTTCAGCTTTTTGGCTAATCTGTTCGGTAATGCTAGGCAACGCTCCTTGGGCGGCTCCTTGTGCTAGTTCTGCTTTTTTTAAACTATCTATTTTGTCCGCCAAAACTGCATCAACCAACCACATAGGAGCGTCTGGGGTTGGGGGTATTTGTCCGCTCTTCCTAGCCCGAAGCATGGCTACGTTTTCACCCTTCAAGGCGTCTTGTGACTGTAGTAAATTCATGGTTTTTCCTTACTTTGGTTGCCCGAGGCCAGCAAGAGTTTTATACAGAGACATAAGGTCTGCGATACCGCCTGTAATCTGGCTCATCCCGCTTGTGTTAGCTGTTGTTGCCGCAGATGTAATCGGTAGCCCTTGCAACAGGTCTTTTTGGTACTGGACCATTTTAAGAGGGTAGTCGCGCTGCTCTTCAAACTGCTGCCTATCAGCGTTAATGCCTTCAGTAGCAATGCCACGTTGTACCGCACCCAAACTAGCAGCTTCACCAAGGGATTTAAGACCGTAGTCAGCACTGTACTGGCGTGATGCCTCTGTAGATTTCTCAGCACCCAAACGACGATCTTGCTCAGTGTTGAACTGTTGCATTGCCTTGTCATAGGCTGTCTGGTAACCAGTTCCAATAGCTTGGTTTTGCTGCCTAGCCATTGCCTCATTCCCCGCTGCTTCCAAAACACCTTGGCGGCTACCACCGTAAGCACCAGCGCGGGTCATTCTCCCAGCGTCGTTAGTACGGGTAATATCAGCTTGTCGGCGCATCTCATCCAGTTGTGGATTAAGAGAAGCCGATAGGTACGGGTTCATGTAGTTCTGCGCTTGCG